GCAATGTTTTGTTTAAAACCTTTTCTAAATGCAATACGCCCAGACTCTCTAATAACAACATTCTCAGCTTTAGTTAAAAATGATGTGTCTAAAGTTGCAGGATTACTTTGCGTATTAAGACCGTTAAGTCCTATTTCAGTTAAGGGTTGATATGATAATTGCTTACTCATTATTCAACATACCATTGAGTTTCGTATTGTGTGTTGCCACTATCGAGCATAATTGCTTGTTTAAGTGCTTGCATTGCTTCTTCAGCAACAATAGTAGTTTGTGTTCCGCCATCTTCACCACGCTCTGAAATTGCTCTTGCCCAAGCTCCAAGAACCACAGGTTTTTGTGGAACTTTAATAACTGTAGTTGATGCTGTTAATTCATCTTGCGCTTTTACAATATCAAACGAAATAGTTTGAGAAGCAATAGGAACTGGAGATAAGTCTATTTTTAAATTGTTTGAGCTATCTGCGCCATTAAAACCATAATATAGAGGTTCACCAGTAGGGTCTGTGGGGTACTTTCTTTTGTTAAGGAACTCACGGCTTACCTGGACTAATCCAGTACCAGTAGAGTTGTTTATAGAATCTATAACTTTTAACTCTTGACCCGAAGATAAGTTGTAGTTTTTAGTGCCACTTACAGTAGAGATATTAACAGTTTGTCTAAGGACCAACCAATCATGGAAATTTTCTACAGTTCGCTTTGAATCATTAATCATAGCACCAACTACTTTTTGGTATTCAGATACCGTAGTGCTGTCATTAATGTTGCCAGACCAATCAGTAAGAATTGTATCTTCTCTTAACCTTATTAATACTTCGTTAATTAATTCTCTATAAGTCATTTATTTCCCCTTTGCAAGTTGAGCGCCAAAATAAAATTCAATAATCATCGTTGCCCATCCAAATATTTCATCCATTTTTAATACCGAGCCTGCTTGTATAGTCACATACTCTACTATGTCAGGTGAGAATTGAATACCAAAGAAACTAAAACCTTCTGTTACTGTAGGTATTACAGTTGGAACATCAAAGATTACTGGAGCAACTTGAGTAAATATAATTAAAGCAAGTATTACTAATATAATGACTCTTCGGTTCATAGCTGCCATTGGGCTTTCTTTATCTGCTCGATCTCTAGCTTGATTAATAGAATCGTTACGAGCTTGTAAGTTTTGAATCATTAACTTTTGATTCTCTGCTGCTGCTTGACTTTTAAGAGCAAACAACTTGCCAATAAATCCTAATGCTATGGGTGCTATATTTGTTAAAAATCCTATCATAATGCTACCTTAAATGCTTCAATAATTCCTATTTGCCCAATTACATACCATCCAACTGCTCCATATATAGCCCATTTAATTTGCATTAAAGAATTATTTATTTTTTGTATACACAAATTAGTATCATCAATTTTGCTAAACAGCTTTGATATTTGCCCAGTATGTTTGTCTAATTGAAGTTGCATCCTGCTCAAGTTTTCATCCATTGTTATCTCTTCTTAACAGGTGGTCTACCTCTTTTCTTACCGTATGATCCTTTTCCAGTTGGCATAATGTCTCCTTAGTTTGCTAATGGGTTATCTAAAGCTCTTTGCAGTTTGCTTCCAAGCCTATCTTCTAACTCTTTAATCTTACGATCTGTATCAGAATAAAGAGCATCTCTTCTGGCATCAAATCTTTCACCAGCCTTGTCAATTGTCTCGTCTATCTTGTCTTGTGACTCATTGACTTTTCCTTCTAATCTATCCATTAATTTTTCTTGTCTTGCCAAGTCGTCTTTAAGATCATTCTTAATAGTCCTGGTGTAATCTTTTGCTAGTTCTACAGACTCACTTACACTTACTAAAGTCTCTTGTAATACTGCTATCTTTTGCTCAATGCCAGATATGTCTGGTGGCTGATACTTAGTAACTGTTTGCTTTAAAACTCTAAACTCATTGTATAACTCAAAGCCTGCCCAAGCACCACCACCAAGCATACTAAGTAAAGGTATTATTAAAAGTAGTTTGCTCCCACCTACTTTAACTCCTCCGTACTCTACCTCTGCCATTGAAGATCAACCATTTTGTTATGAAGTATTTCATTAGCCAAACCGTTTCTTAGTCCTCTTTGGTTTTCTGGTATTGTTTTATCCAAGTATATGTCCTTATCTTTATAAAAATTACCATCAACTAGAGAGCCTTTATAATCATTAAATCCAGCATTAAAGTTAAGTAAAGCAAGTATGTAACTCTGTAAATTCTTTTGTTCCTCTAAGCTAACCGCAGCGCCCATTTCTTTTGCTAAACTGTTAAGTCTGTTAGTAATAATTTCTTTCATTTTGTCTCTTTTAGAATCTGTTTTTTCTTTCTTTGTAATTTCTTTAGGCTCAACTTTAGCAATCATTACTTTTTCAACTTCCTGCGACTCCTCTGTAGATTCCTCAGATTCTTCGTTTGCAAGTTCCTCAGATTCCTCCTCCTCAATAGGCTCATCTATTTCCTCTGGTTCTGACTCTTCTGTCTCTTGTTCTTCTGGTACGGAATCTTCTTCTGGCTCTGGCTCATTAAGTTCCTCCATAGGTTCTGGTTCAACTTCTGGGATAGGCTCTAAAAATGCTTCTATCTCTGCCTCTATCTCAGCAATTATTTCTTGCTGGGTAAACTCTTCCATTTCAATTTCTATTAAGTCTATTCCGTATGATTCAATAAATACTTCAAAGGCAATTTCTGGTATATCAAACTCAACATAAGCTTCTGGAGGAGGCGGTATAAATATCTCTTCTATTTCTACTTGCTGCCTTTCCTCTTCTATTACTGCATCTTCATAACCAGAACAATAAATAGAGTAAATTGGATTAGTCTCACATTGTTGATCTAAGTAAGCTGTTTCAAAGTTAGGACAAGCCATACTCCATAAACTATCTAAACCGCATTGTTGGTTAATATAAGCCCCACTATAACCAGGACAACCAGAATCATACAAGCTACTAATACTACATTGTTGATCATAAAAAGCACTCGCATAAGTTTCTGGGTAATACAAACAACTAATGTGACTGTCTGGTACTACACTGCATATGCTTTGTCCTTCTGCAATTGCTATTGGGTCATCTTCTTGATTGTTCCAATATATTGCACCATCTGTTGGATGATTGTAGAACCATTGCTTATACTCACCTGCACTTAAATCACCTACTGTTGCTACTGTTACTGAGTGATTGTTAATTGCCATTTCAGTATAATTTATTGCTATATTACCCAAAGGATAGATAGTTAAATCAAAACTGTTTTCTCTATCTGGGTAGCGATACTCTGCTATGTTTTCCCACATATACTTTTGGTATGTACTATCACCTTGAGTATAAAAACGACCTGCACCTGTATCTATTAAATCTGTGTGCCAGGGCATGATTGTGTAATTAAACCTTACACCTGTCGCACCACCAGCAAAATTCTGTCCATCGCAACACAAACCATCATGTATATAACCAGTACCAGGAACATCATTAGGATCAAGGAAACCCACAACACCATTGCTGAACATAAAGCTAGTAACATAACTATTTCCATAAAAAGGAAATGTAAAATCTAACGGTACTTCTACCCAACTATCATCTGCAATCTGGTGTTCAATAATTGGAGCATCTGCTTTAGATGACGAGAATGGCAAGAAGAAGCACACCCATAATGCCACTAACAAGAGTATTGAGGAACTCGCCTCTGTCCATTGTTTTGAGATTTTCTTGTTTCGGTATCTCACGCTTGTTTAATTTCCATAAATCTTTTGCATCTTCTCCAATCTTTCCATCTATAGGGCAGGGCGTTCCTGCTTTTTCCATTGCATCAAAAGTTCGCCAATCTTGGCACATAACACTTACTGCTGCTACTTTCATGCCCATGTCATACAAAACCTTGCTTATCTTTAATCTCTCGCAGTTAGCATCCCTGTATGCTTGTCCTGTTGAGATTCCAATGATTTGTGTTTGTACTGCACCGCTTACGCCAATAGCACATAAGTCTGAGTTACTGGCATTTATGCTTGGACTAATTGCACTAGGCGGATTAGTTCTTACTGTTGACTTAGCGGTACTTGAACTTGTAACTGTGCTGTTGCTTGTGCTTTGAGTAACTATAGGATCGGCTGCATTAGCGAATCCTACAAGAAATACTAATACAATTAATATTGCAATTAGTTTTGCTTTCATTAATCAGCTACTAAACTCACAAATGCTGGGTCTACTGCATCAGCAGGATTAACACTAAAGTGTGTACACATATCAATATGTCTAGTTATTGTGTATGTAGCATCACCATAAGTAACCGTACCATCTTCAGCAGTATTTTTAACTTTTCTAGTTTCAGTATGAGGTTTATTTTCATAAACTATAACTGCTGCTAAATCACTACAATTTGCAATAGCAGTTTTAATAGTTTCGTGTTCACTATACAAAGCTGTAGCGTAAGTAGCTATATTTGATGGTACTGCTGTACCGCCTTTAGCTGCTCGTGTCCAATACCAATCTATAGCAGCGTGTAAACCAGCAACGTGTGTATTAGCCTTAGATAACATACCAGCTTTAAGCGTGGCTAAATTTCGAGCTGTACCAGCATACGTTCCTACCACTTCAGAGCCACTTGTATCTACACTATAAGAACCATTCCAATAGTATCTACTGTCTGGGTTTACTTCTCTATAAGGTTTAATACCTAGTGAGGTTAAAGTTGTGCTATCTCTAAAGATTGCTTTAGGATAAGTTATAGTACTTATTACCATAGCTTTTGGTGTCTTGATTGTTTCTGAATTAAAATACCACATAGTTATCTCCGTTATCTTGCGTTAGAATATTTAAAAGGTGTTTCTGCAAATGCAATGTAGACGTATGTTGCACCGCTTTCATTAGTGTTGTCATCCGTAGTGTATATTTTGAAACCATTTGATAAA